TCATCAGGTACTAATTCAGAATTTGCAGTAGATTCTACGCATGTAGTACATGTTAGTTTATCAGATGGAATGAATAGTAACTGGCCATTTGGCGATAGTATACTTGAACCTATCTTTAAAGTATACAAACAAAAAGAATTATTAGAAGATAGTATTATTATCTATCGTGTACAAAGAGCACCAGAAAGACGTGTGTTCTATATTGACGTAGGTAACATGCCGGCACACAAAGCAATGAGTTTCGTTGAAAGAGTTAAAAACGAAGTACACCAAACACGTATTCCAAATATGAGTGGTGGCGGTACTAAAGTAGTTGATGCGGCATATAACCCGCTATCAATTATGGAAGATTACTTCTTTGCCCATACAGCAGAAGGACGTGGATCAAAAGTTGAAGTTTTACCGGGTGGTGAAAACCTTGGTGAGATTGATGATTTAAAGTACTTTAATAACAAGTTAATGCGTGGACTTCGTGTACCAACATCGTACCTTCCTACTGGAAGTGAAGATGGTATAGCGGCGTTTAATGACGGACGTATTGGTACTGCAATGATCCAAGAATTCCGTTTTGCAAAATATTGCGAAAGATTACAACTAACACTACGACAATCATTAGACCATGAGTTTAAATTATTCTGTAAGCACAGAGGTTTAGATGTTAGTGCTAGTTTATTTGATTTATCATTTACAGAACCACAAAGCTTCTCACAATATAGAACAATTGAAATTGATGCCCAAAAGGCAAATCTATTCAGTTCTATTGAGGGCGTTCCTTATCTATCAAGAAGATTTATACTTCAAAGATATTTGGGACTTAACGAAGAAGAAATGGTTGAGAATGAAAGAATGTGGAAAGAAGAGAATCAAGCTGGTAACAAGCCAGCCGGCACAGCAACTGGCGACTTGGGCGGAATGGGCCTAAGAGGTTCAGATGTAGAAAGTTTTCAACCCACAGACGTTGATGCCGAAAATGCACCAGACGAAGGATTAGATGATTCACCAACAGACGGTGGCGAAGCCGCAGGTGGAAATACAGGAGTACCAGACGATGCGATTTAATGAATTAGCACAAAACGAAAAAGATGATAACTTCAATAAATGGGACGAGGATGATACTCGTAGACCTAAGTTAACGTTAAGACATCTAAATAAAATGCGAAATAGACGCGAAATGACACGATCTGAACATGCAGATAAAATAGAAGATGTTCAATTACAGTACGGCGCTAGTCAAGACGCAGAATAAGTAATATACCCATATAACCAAAAAAACACTAACCGTGGCATCAAAACCACGGTTTTTTTTGTATTTAAGACATCTTACCATAAACCAAGACTAAATACACGTGTTATAACCTTTAAAGGAGAATGTCAAATGAGTACTCGCGAACGTTATATTAAAGTAATTGAAAGCCTAGTTAATGGTGAAGAAGCACAAGCATCGGACCTTTTACACGAAGCATTCGTAGAAAAAGCACGTGAAATTTGGAACGACCTAGTTGAAGCAGACGAAGTTGTAGAAGATGAAGTAGCGGAAGAAGATATAGATGAAGCTATAGGCGGCGAAGCGGCAGATGACTTTATCGACGACATCGAAGAAGATGATGACGAAATCGAAGCAGAAGAAATGTACGGCGAAGATGAAGATGGCGAAGACGCTCCTGAATCAGATCTAAGCGACCCAGAAGCTGAAATGGAATTATCAGATGAAGATGGCGAAATGGACTTTGACGGTGATGGTGAAGAATCAGAACACGAAGAAGAGCATGAAGAAATTGAAGATAAGTTAGTAAACGTCGAAGACGCACTAGCTGATCTTAAAGCAGAATTTGCCAAGGTTATGGGCGATTCAGAATCAGAAGAAGAAATGCCAGAAATGGAACCAGAGATGGAACCAGAGATGGACATGGAACCAGAAATGGAAGAAGCAGTATATGAAGAAACAGATGCTGAAACTGATGAAGAGTCAGAAGAAATCGAAGAAGGTGCAGAACTAAAAGCAGCTCCAGTAAGTATGCCAGCAGGCGATGACGGTAAAGCGTCACCAGTTGCAGGTAAGAACGACATGGGCGGCGAAACAGTAGACATATCTAAGAAATCTGAAGGCGGCGACAACAAAGGCTTAACAGGCGATGCAAAAGATATGAACGTTGATGGTCCACAAGACATAGACGATCTTAAAGCAAACCCGGCAGGTCACGGCGCTGAGAAAAAAGGCAAAAGTAACTAATTATGCATACACTTAAAGAGAATTTATCTTATGATCAGGCTAAGATCGTCACTGAGTCATCTCAAGACGGTAAGAGCCTGTATATGCAAGGTATTTTCGTACAAGGTGATAAGCGTAATCAAAATAGTAGAGTTTATCCAGTTAACGAAATTTCAAAAGCCGTTAAGGCAATACAAGAAAAAATTGAAACTGGTTATTCAGTATTAGGCGAAGCAGATCATCCAGATGATTTGCAAGTTAATTTAGACCGTGTCAGTCACATGATAGAAAAAATGTGGATGGACGGTCAAGACGGTTATGGTCGATTAAAACTGTTACCAACTCCAATGGGAAATATTTGTAAAACCCTAATAGAAAATGGAGTTAAACTTGGCGTTTCGTCAAGAGGTAGTGGTAATGTAGCGGAAAGCGGTGATGTCAGCGAGTTTGAAATTCAAACAGTTGATCTTGTTGCTAATCCAAGTGCACCAGATGCCTACCCAGATCCTTTATACGAACAAATTATGAATGGTCATCGTGGTAACATCTTACTTGACGTTGCAACCGCAGTAAATAACGACTCAATAGCTAATCAGTACCTCCAGAAGGAAGTATTGAAGTTCATTGAAAAACTAGATATTAGGAGAAGCTAAATGGCTAACAATGCAATAGAACAACTCCTAAGTTCAGAAGTCCTTTCTGAGGAAGTGCGTTCAACACTTTCAGAAGCATGGGAAGAACGTTTAACAGAAGCTCGTGAAGAGATCACTGCTGAATTACGTGAAGAATTCGCAAACAGGTACGAAACTGATAAAACGCAAATGGTGGAAGCACTAGATGCCATGGTATCAGATACGATTAATACCGAATTGCAAGAATTTGCAGCGGACAAAAAAGCGGCAGTTGAAGCTCAGGTAGAGTATAAACGTCAAATCTCAGAACATGCAGAAATACTTGATAAGTTTGTTATGGAGACACTTAACAAGGAAATTACAGAACTACGCAAAGATAGAAAACTTCAAGAAGGCAACTTTGAGAAGTTAGAAGACTTTGTGATGGAACAACTTACTTCAGAACTTAATGAATTCCATAATGACAAGAAAGACCTTATTGAACAGAAGGTAAAACTTGTTAAAGAAGGCAAAGAAATGATTAATCAAGCTAAAGCTGATTTCATAGACAAGGCTTCTACTAAATTAGCTACTATTGTTGATACAACGTTATCAACAGAGTTAGGTACTTTAAAAGAAGACATAAAGCAGGCAAAAGAAAATATGTTTGGACGTAAATTGTTCGAAACTTTTGCAGCTGAGTTTATGAGTTCACATATAGCTGAAGGAACACATATTTCTAAACTTTCAAAAGAACTTTCAAATGTGAAAAGCCAACTTGACGAATCACAAGAAGAAATTAAAGATAGAGAGGCAAAAATTGTTGTAGCAGAGAAACAAGTTGCTAAAATTAATGAAAGCCGTGAGCGTGAGTCAGTTATGACTGGACTTATGTCTCCTCTAGCTAAAGATAAGCGTGAATTAATGATCAACTTACTTGAGAGCGTAAGCACAAGTAAATTAAAAGCTCAATTCAACAAATACTTACCAACAGTACTTAATGAAGCAGGCTCAAATGTTAAATCACAGAAAACACTAACAGAATCTCAGAAGACTGAGATTACCGGTAACAAGGCCCACACTCCAACTACGGAAAGTGAAGCCGAAATTATTAACCTTAAAAAGTTAGCAGGAATCAACTAAGGAGAATTCCAAATGACACAGAATCTATTTGAAAATTGGGACGTAACTAAAGACGCCCTTACAGATGGCTTAACAGGTAACAAAAAGGTTGTAATGGAATCAGTTCTTGAAAATACTAAGAACTACCTTTCAGAATCAGCTACAGCTGGCACAACTATGGCAGGTAACGTTGCATCACTTAACAAAGTGATTCTTCCAGTTATTCGTCGTGTGATGCCAACAGTTATCGCAAACGAACTAGTAGGTGTACAACCTATGACAGGTCCAGTAGGACAAATTCACACATTAAGAGTAAGATATGGCCAAACAGCAGCTGGTAGTACAGCTGGTGATGAAGCACTATCTCCTTTCGCAATTGCAAAAGGTTACTCTGGTGACGCAACATCAGGCGGCGCAACTTCAACTTCTTCTTTAGAAGCAGAAGCAGGTCGTAAACTTTCAATCCAAGTATTGAAGCAAACTGTTGAAGCGAAAACACGTAAACTATCAGCACGTTGGACTTTTGAAGCGGCACAAGATGCTAATTCAATGCACGGTCTAG